AAATATACCTACATTAATACTAATGGAACTTTATGATACTTTAAATTATCCTACTAAAAATAATGGCAGACATTACTGGTTAAAATATACCGGTAATAAAGGATTAATGAACAAGACTTCAGGATTAGGTATTGATTTAAGAACTGATAAAGGATATGTAAAATGGTATCTAGATAAAGATATAAGAAGCTATATTACATTAATTAAAGAAACATCTCCTAAATTAAATACCTGGTTAGAAAAGTTATTTACGGGAATTAAAATTTTAAATAATGATTAAGATAAAACACAGTATTCAAGAGTTTATAAAAAACAGATACTTAGTTATAGTTTGTCATGATATAGAACAGTTAAGAACAGCAGGTAAATTCTTATGGCCAGAAATGTTAAATAAATTAGAAACTTGGAAGCCTTTTCGTGAAGAATTTCCTATGATTGCCTGGTACGCTGAAAAAAATAACAATTTTAATTTATTAGGAAGCATTTATACTAACCAAATAGCTATTGAATTTGAAGATGTAGTATTTACAAAATTACCTGAAAAATGGATTGTTAAATTTGGAAATAGAGAACAATTTCAAGAAATAAATAATCATTTTAATGGAACTTGGTTATATGAAAATGATGATATACACTCTAATGCAGGTTTAAGTTATACGGGTGAGTATTATAGTAAATATGATAAAATAACAGGCCTTACTATAATTACATTTAAAGAGTTTGAAGAATATATCTTGAAAAAAGAAGTCATTAAAATTAAAGAAGATTACAATTACTTAATAACATTTTTAAAAAAACTAAATATAAAATAATGAGTGAAAAATTAAAATTAAACAATTTTACGGAAAATCAATTATGTGAACTAGAAGCTCCGATAGCTACTGCTAGTTATACGCCTATCTCACATAAAGAAATTATTGAAACAGTTAGAGAAGAACTAGATAAAAAAGGTTTTGCAATTAACACGGCTAATTATAAAGCCAATCATGCTGGTACTCAGTTAATAGGCTATTACGGTATTAAACATATAGATGCTGAAATAGATATTATGTTAGCATTTAGAAATAGTTATAATAAAACTATTAGTGCTGGTGTAGCTATTGGTGGAATAGTTGTTATTTGTGAAAACGGAATGGTTGCTGGTGATGTTAGTTTAATAAGAAAACATACCGGTAATGCAAGTATTGTAGTTAAAAATAAGATTAGAGCCGGTATCAATAAATTTGATATTTCTTTTAAAGAAGTTCTTGCAGACAGAGACTTAATGAAAAAACAATTAATTACTAAACAGGCCTCTGCTGAAATATTAGGAAGAATGTATATTCAAGAAAAAATAATAACTAATACTCAGTTAAATATTATTAAAAATGAATTAGATTATTCAAAACATTTTAAAACAGAAACCGTATGGGACTTTTATAATCACTGTACTGAAAGTTTAAAGACAAGTAGTGCGTATGATTGGATGGATAACCATGTTAATTTACATAATTTTATTAAAAAAGAGTTAATATAATGATAAAAGTAATATTAGATGTTTTAGAAAAAACATACAACAATGATTTTTTAAGAAAAAGAACAGTCCCTTTATTTATGAGTGATCCCGGACTTGGGAAAACATCTACTATTAAAAGATTTGCCACAGAAAAAGGAGTTAAACTTTTAAAATTAACATTAAGTCAAAGAATGCCTAATGAAGTTGTGGGTATGATGATGCCGAATGTTAAAACAGGTAAGTTAGAAGTATTCGATAGTTATGAATTAACTTCTCTAAAGGACGGAGATATTTTATTTATAGATGAAGTATTTAACGGTACTCTAAAACAAACTTTAGACTCTTTTCTAAATTTATTAGAAGATAGAACTTTACCATCAGGCAAACAAATGGCAGATATTATGATTGTAGCTGCTTCCAATCCACAAGGATTAATAAATTTAACTCCACAAATTAAAGAAAGGTTTATTAAATTTGATTTAAAATTTAATGCAAAAGAATTTGAAGAGTATTTGAAAATGGAATATGGAATGCCTTATTCTAATTCTTCTGGTCTTTGTACTTTAATAAAAAAAGAGAAATTTGAAGATAATTATTGGAATTTTAACAGTCCTAGAAGTATTGAAAAAGCTATTAATCAAATGGCCTCTGGTATTGAATCTGACTATGACAGTTTAATTAAACCTCATTTAATGTTAGAAATAGAGGCTCCTATAGACATAGAGTTATTAAATATTAAGAAAGGAGACCAAGTACCGTATTTTGAATTACTCAAATTAATAATAAAACAAAAAAATGATACAAAAAATAACAAGCAAACGGCTAGAGTTACCGACGATATTCTTAATTGAGAATGAGGATGACTTTAATAAATTACCAAAAGGATTACCATATATAATAGGAGATAGATCAGAACTTTCTTTTATAAGAGTATACCTTGAATACCAAGTATTGTTAAAATCTTGTTTAAAGACTAATTTTTCAATTAACTGGTTAAAATGTTTAGAAAGATTAGGATATAAAAATTTAAGGTCTTATGAATTAAAATCTGGAGGAACTTTTTATAATAACGGTCACGGTAATATAGATAATAAAGAGATAATAGACATAAATGAATTTATTGAAGATCAGTATTTAGTTAATTTTGAAAAACTTTCTGAATTAAAAGTTCTCCCTGTTTGGTTAGAGGATTTAAGGTCAAGTGTTCAGGCTAATATAATTAATGAAGTAACTTTTGATCCTTCAGCTTTTAATAAACAGCTCGGTATTAATGTAGGAAGTTCTGCTATTAAAACTAATAAAAGAAATTTATTAATTTTAGATGTTTCAGGAAGTATGCCTAACGGAGTTGTAAAAACTATTACTAACTTAGCAAAATTAATGAGTAAGAAATTTCATGCTGATGTTATTGTTACGGGAGGAGAGACTTATTTCTATGACTATGATAAAGTACAAACTATTAACATAGTAGATGAAGCAGCTAGAGCAGGTAGAAATAATGAAGGTCAAATGTATTTTGAAATTGTAAAACAGCATAAAGATTATAATACTGTTATATGTTTTGGAGATGATGATAACCCTGGAAATTATTGTAACTATGGTAAAAATCACGAACAAAATTGTAATTTTAAATGTGAAACTTTATATAGCTTACATACTAAAGGCAATAAAACTAATAATCTTACAGGATATTGTCGTTGGTTAAAACCTACTAAACAAACTCACATAGTAAAAGATTGGATTACAACAATAGTAAAATAAATTTAAAAACAAACAAATAAATAAAAATTATGGAATTTTTAACATCAAAGGACCTGGACCTAAATCCAGCAGGTTATTTAGTTAGTAAGTCAACGAATAAACCAGTAAAACACGGAATGTATGCTGCTGCACAGGACAGAGCACATTATTTAGTAGAATTATCAAAAGCAGTACAAGGTAAAAATTTTAAGACAGCTAAAGTAGATTGTTTAAGAACTATTGAAGATAGTGTTAGAGCAAAAATTAGTGCTGAAGCTATTATTAATTACATACCAACACCAACTAAACCTGTTAGTACTGTTAATGATGAGTTAGTACAGTTTGCTTTAGATTTTGCTAATTATGAAACTGAAAAATCAGATTCTGAAAAGATTAATACTATTATGAATACTTTTAATGTTATTAATGCTGTAGAAACTACTGGTGATTATTTTGAAGAAGCTTTAGTTAAATTAAATAAGATTTACTCTATTGCTGAAATTCAATCTGCTGTAAATGCTTATTACACAGCTACTAAGTAATTAATTAATTAACATAAAGGGACTATCAAGAAATTGGTAGTCCTTTTTTAATTTAAAAATATGAAAGAACATTTTGATAAAGTTTTAGAGATAATAAAAGAACAAGATATTAATGCTTGTATTACAGGTTCTTGTATGTTAGGTTATAATGAAAAATGGTTACAAGACATAGATGTATTTTGTTATGATAAATCTAGTTTTAATAAGTTTTTGTTTTTCATGCATTATAATAATTTATTTACTATTTTAGAACCTTTAGAAAAGTACAAATTTGAAGAATATATTAATAAAGAAAAATCTTCTTTAGATTCTATCGGTTTAATAACAATTAAGTTTAAATATAATCTTTTAATTGATGTTAATGTTGTTTTTAAGAAATTTCAAAATTCTATATTTGACGTACTTTCTAACTTTGATTTAGATATTATAGCTATTGGTTATGATATTAAAACAAAGAAAACTCTTTCATTAAGAGAAACTGAAGGTTTAGAAGGAACCTGGAATATCTGGAATAAAGGATTTTATGATGGTGATCAATGGAGTTGTAAACGTATTCTTAGACAATTTGAAAGAGTTGTTAAATATACTATGAGAGGCTATAATTTAGATTCTGTGACTGATAAGTATATTGAATTAGTAGAAAATGTTTTAAACAAAGAAAACTTCTATAAAAGTAAAAAAGGAGAAGATTTTTATAATGAAACTAAAGAAAAGTTTCAATTAGTATTACAAATCCTAAAAGTTTGGAAAAAAGAAAAACAATGTACTCCTGAACAATTATACATTTTAAAAACTTTAATATGAAGACAGAATTACCTAAATTATGGCATGTTGTAGTTGATAATGATAATTATAAAACCTTAATGTATTGGAGGTTTCAAGACACTTCTATAAATTTAAACATAATTGAAGAAGACGCAAAACTATATATAGATAAAAGAATAATAGGAGTTTGCGGTCCTATGGGTGAAAAAGGTCATAATCCTAAAATGTCAATTAAAGGAACTACCTACGATTTTGGAGAAGAGATAACATATCAAGAATTTAAAGAATTAGTTTTAACACAAAATGTAAAAGAAGATTTAGATTATTTAAAAGAATTACTAATTAAATTAAACATTAAATAAATAATATATGAGCAATGAATTAGATTCATTATTACAGGCATTAATAAACATTAATGAAAAAGAAAGATTAAATAAGGTCCAGAATTCAAAAGAAACCTGGTCTTTAATAGGTGCTGGCCGTTGGGCTGATGCAGGATTTACAAGTGAAGAAGAGTTAAAACAGTTTTTAGCAGATAATCCTTATTCTAACATTTAAAAAATAAAATATGACAACATTAAGAAAATTTATTAAAGATAATAACTTAACTTTTATGACGGGAGAAAGAAATACTACTGTGACTACTTTAATAGGATTTGCACAGTATCTTGGTGCCACTAAAAAAGATCTTGAGTTAGAATTAAAAGAAGAGATTACTAATGATAATTTCATTAAAGAAGAGATAAACAGATTGTGGAATTATTGTGCTGGAAACAATTACGCTTTATGGTGGAAAAATAATCCTGATGCAGAACATTATACATTTGAAAAAGTTAATAGCTAAAATACTGAGTAAAATATATTTATTTTTAATAAAACTAAAAACATAACAATGAAAAAAAAGCTAACAATAGAAGAAATTATTGAAATTCAAACCTCTGTAAAATAATGGAAGAAACTTTTCACTTTTTATATAAAGACGAAAATTCAGAACTTTATTCTAAAGGTATAAATATACCAGCTAAAGACATGCTAAATGCTGTAGAATTATTTATAGCACTTAAACCTGAAGCAATAATTTTATTAGTTTATTCAAATAATAATTGTAAGTAATATGAAAGCGACTATAAACAGAGAAAAACAAGAACAAGTACAAAAAGAAGTAACAAATTTAATTATTAAAAATAATTATAATGGTCTATACATAATTAGTCCTAGAGTAGGAAAAACTAAGATAGTGATAGACGCTTTAAATAAATCTGAAGTTCAAAATGTTTTAGTAGCTACATATAATCTTTCTGTTTTAAATAACTGGAAAAAAGAGTCTAGTATTTGGAAGCTAAATAAGAGTGTTAATATTGATTATATTACTTTTGCAAGTTTAAATACCGCATGTAAAAATTATGATTTATTAATAGTAGACGAATGTCAATTAGCTTCCGATAATAATCTTGATTTTATTTCTAATTCTAAATTATTTAATAATAAAATACTATTAACCGGCACACTTAATCAAGACAACAGATACAACATTAAACAAAAACTTAAAATGAAAGTATTGTATGAGTATTCTGTTGACGAAGCCGTTAAAGATGATATTATTCAAGATTATAGAATTAAAATTATTCCTTGTCAATTAGATAATATTAAAAAGACCGTATCTTCAGGAACATTAAAAAAACCATTTTTAACTACTGAACAAGGTCATTATAATTTTCTTACTGCGCAATTTGAAAGATTTAAATATCTAGCTTATAGTAACCCTTCTATGGTTAATGTAAAGTATTTATACGCAACTAAAAGAAAATCTTTATTATCTAATTCTTTAACAAAAATTGAAGTTTGTAAAGAACTTATTAAAGAACAAGACCGATGTTTAATTTTTACAGCAGATACGAAGACAGCAGATATTCTAAGCAAAAAGAGTTATCATTCAAAAAATAATAAAGCTAGTAATACTAATCTTCAAGACTTTGTATCAGGTAAAATTAAAAAACTTTCATGTTGTAAGATAGGTTCACAAGGTTTGACATTTAAGAATCTAAACACTATTGTTATCCATCAAATAAACTCTAATGAAGAGTCAACCGTTCAAAAAGCTTTAAGGGCCTGTACAAAAACAATTAACAATGAACCAAGTATTATTTATATAACTGCTTATGAAAATACTAAAGATTGGGAATGGTGTATGAATTCCTTAAAAGACTTTGATCAAAACAAAATTTTAATCATCCCTAAAAAACTTTAAAAATGATAAAAAAAACCACTAATTATTATTTAAAGCTGAATAAATACGAAAAAGAGTTAAAAGATAAAAATCTATTAGGTTCTTTATCTAAAGAAGAGATTGTAGATTATAAAAGTAAAAGACAATTGGAAGACTTTACTCAAAGTAAAAGTTCTAAAAATCCTGTATTTTACAATCATAGACAAGATCTTCAAAGAATGAACAGTACTATTGATAAATTAATTAACTTTTAATTTTATGTATAAGAAAAAAAAGACTAAATTTGCAAAGACAAGGATTACAGAAGAAGACGATAATTGGTTACGGAATCTTTTTTATGCTTGTAAACCAAATACTTTTGAAGATTTAAAAAAGAATATTGCTATTCAACAACCTGAAATATTTATTACAGACAATGAATGCTTAGCAAGTGATAATTTATTAAGTAAAGGTATTAGTGTTTGTAACTGTGGTAATATTATAAGTATTGATGATAAAAAATGTTCTAAATGTTGTGATGAAGTTTATCTTCTAAGACATAGAAAACAATTAAATATAATTACTAAAAATTAATTTAAAAAAACAACAATAATTATGTCAATAATAAATTTTAATTCCGTAGATTTAACATTAAAAGTAATAAATAATGCTAAAAAGTATTATAAAACAACTGACGTATATATTATTGCAGAGAAATTAACAAGTAATGGTTATAAGATAAGTGCTGGAGAGATAAAAAATTTAGAAGAGATAGAGTATTATAACAATGTAGAAGTAAATTTTAGAAATGATTATTGAAACACAAAAAGAATTTAATGTGTTTTTTAAAGCCTTAAAAGAAAAGAATATTAATATTAATGAATATTACTATCTTAAAGCTTTAAATTTAAAGTGTGATCAACATTTTGATAATGTTGATGTAATAAAATTGTTAGATAATAGTTTAATAACGGAACTATCAGTAGGAGGAGATCGTGTTTTTCTTATTACTGGTGACGGTATTAATCTATTATCTTTTTTAGATAATTTTAAAATGAATGTTGAGCAAGAAGTATCTGAAGACTTTATAAACTGCTATAGAAATAAATTTTCTAGAAAGAATATAATGGTTTCAGGTAAAATGGGTAATGGTAAAGATTTAATAAGAAAATTTCAAGAGTTTTATAAAGAATATAATTTCTCTACTGATGTAATTTTAAAGGCTACAGATTTATATATTTCTGAATTAACCAATCCTATTTACTGCATGCAGGCCGATCATTTTATTTATAAAGAAGAAGTACATAATAATAGAAGAGTCAGTAAATCAAGACTTGCTCAATATTGTGAAGATATTGTTGCCGGAGCTACCTTTAATTCACAAGAAAGAGTAAACAAGATTTAATGAATATTAAAGAAAGAATTGCTGCCGGTTTAGCTGGTAAATATAAAGGTCTTAATATAAAATTGCCTGGAATATCAAAATATATTTTCGGTATTCAAAGAAGTACTTATTATTTAGTAGGAGGAATCTCTGGTTCAGGTAAGACAACCTTAGTAGATTTTATGTTATTAAGTGCTATTGAAGATGCTATTAAACAAGATATTCCTATTCATGTTATTTATTATTCTTTTGAAATAGATAAACTAACAAAAGATTGTAACTGGTTAAGTAATATAGCTTTTAATAAATTTAATGTTATAATTTCTCCTGAAAAGATTAAAGGTTTAGGAGATAATAGATTAACAGTAGAAGAACAAGGACTTATTGATAAATGTATTCCAATATTAGATAATTTAAAAAAATATATTCATTTTGAATATCAACCTACTAATCCTACCGGTATTAATCATCAGATTTTTAACCATTGTGAGTCTATAGGTAAAATACATTATGAAGATTACACAGATAATTCTAATGTTAAAAAGAAAAAGATAGTAGGATATACTCCTAATAATCCTGATCAATATATTTTAGTTGTTACTGATAATTTAGAAAATCTAAAGACAGAAAATAACATGAACAATAAAGAAAATATAGATAAATTTTCTGAATATATGGTATTAAGTAGAAATCTTTTTGGTATTACTCCTATAGTAGTTAGTCAGTTTAATGACGGACTCAGTAGTGTAGACAGAGCTAAGTTTAAAGGCGTAGATTTATCTCCACAGATAACTGACTTTAAATCTACAAGACAACCTTACGCTGATTGTGAAGTTGCAATAGGTTTAATGTGTCCTTGGAAGTTAGACATGAATAGGTGTTTAGGTTATGATTTAAATAATTACAAAGAGTCTTTTATTATGTGTAAAATAATTAAAAACAGATTAAGTAAAGATAATATTGCTACAGGATTAATATTTAATCCTCAAGCAGGAATATTTACAGAAATTTAAAAAATTAAAATATGACAATACAAGAAAAAGTAGCTGAACAAATTAGTAATTCAGGAAAATCAATAATTGATAGTGTAGTGTTTTCTTTAGCATCAATTGAGATTGATAAAAGAATAAAACTAGTAACTAAGGCTGTTGAAAAACAAGAAGCTTTAGAGAAAGAATTTAAAAAATCTCATAAGCCAGATGTAGAAGCTAAATATGATGAAAATAGAGTTATTATAACATTAGAGAGTTATTCAAAATCTAGACTAGACAGTATTGAAAAAGATAAAGAGAGATTAAAAAACCTAGTTAAACAATTAGAAACTTGTTTAGAAACTAATACTCAAGAATCTTATAATAAACTTTCTGAAACTTTAAATAAATTAGGAAATGCTGGAGGAGATAAAAAAGAAAATACAGACCCAAGTAAGTCAGAGTCACAATAAAATTATAGCTTCATATTTTCAAATTTTAATAGAAAAACATAATTCTAGTATTACTTTTTGTAATTGTGAATATTGTTATCTTACTAGAATTTACACTTGTAAAAAACAAGAATTTCATTTTAAAACTAAGTTAAGATGGAGTGATGATTGGCAATATCACTATAGATATTATGAAAAAAACGAACTCTACTCACTAAAACAAGAAATTAAAGAATTAAAAATTAAAAAAGATAATCTTAAAAAATTAAAAATATGCTTGGAATAGAAAAACTAACAAAGAATATTAACTTTTTAGAAGAGAAGTTAAATGCACAAAGTTTAAAATTAACTAATATAGAAAAGTTAATAGAAAAACATAATTTAGCTACTGATGTAGGTATTATTGAAGTTAAAGAGTTAATAAATAATTTAAACTTTAGACAAAACTTTATTCCTGAAGTAAGGAATACAGATAATCAAGATAGTATTTTGTTAAGTTTAGTAAAAGATATTAAAGAAGATACTTCTGCATTAGTTACTACAAGAGAAGATGAGATAAAGAAAAGAGCTAAACCTGCTTTGTATAAAGTAGGAGATAAGATAGATAAATATTTAGTGGTAGAACCTGCTTCATTAAAAAAGATAGACAGTGACTTAATACTTTATTGTTATGAATATAGAGTTTATAATAAAGAAACAGAAAGTTTATACTGGATATTAGAGAATGATTTAACATTATTAAAAAGAAGTTAATTATGGATTGGATATTAAGATTATTTGGATATGTTTCTTTATATAAAATTAATAAAGAATATAATAAGCAGATGACAGTGGCAAAAAATGATATAGATGAGATACATTCTAAAGGTTTTAGTTATTTATTAAAAAAAGATAATACTAATTCTGAAATACAAGAATATGGTTCTAACCTATTATCAGAAAAACAAAAGATAATGCAAAAGATAAATTTAATAACAGATTTTAAAAACACTTTAATATAAATGAGTTTAACATTAGAATTACCAAAAGAAAGGACTGTTTCTCCAGCTTATGACAAAGTAACTAAATTAGTACTTGTAGGTCATCAGGGAACAGGTAAAACACAATTATGTGCAAATCTACCTAACAGTCTTGTTGTAGATTTTGAAGATGGTTGTAAAGAACATTACCATGCTAGAAGAATGAATTTAAAAGAAGTAGCTAATACTAACAATATTGGATTAGGAACAGCCTTTTTAGAAACTATTAAAGCTATTAAGTTAGCTAATGGTAAAGCTGGAGGATATGTTTATGATTATATTATTTTTGATGGTATTACAGCTATAGAAAAATTAGCTCATCTTCATGCAACTAATTTATTTAAACAGTCAATTGTAGGAAAAGGTATGATGAATAAAGGAGCTATTATTAATGATGTAGTAACTGATGTACCTGAAAGTGGTTGGTTATGGATACATAGAGCTTGGGATGAATTATATGACCAATGTATAGGATTAGCTAAAGAGTGTGTAATATTCATAGCTCATGCTAAACAAGGCTCATTAGTAAAACAAGGTGTAAAATTAGATGCAAATGATATGGCATTAACAGGTAAAATGAAACTATCTTTATTAAGAGATTCAGATGCTTGTGCAATGATATACAGAGATGGTAATAAAGTTATGTTTAGTTTTAAAACTAATGAAAAAGATTTAACTACTAAATCCAGAGCAAGACATTTAAATGAAAAAGAATTTCTTATGTCAGAAATGAATGAAGAAGGTATATTAACAACTCACTGGGAAAATATTTTTCCACAATTAAAAAAATAATTAAATATGAATATAGTAAAAAGAACAAATCAAAAGAACCTTGAATTCAGAAAAAGTATGGAATTAAAGGTAAATGGCGGAAGTAACACAACAGTCTTATCAGATGCGGCTGTTCGTAGTTTAAATTTAATGGGAAATCAATCAGTTACAGTGGGTACTGATAATGGAAAAGTTTATTTAGTTAAATTAGAAGATAATACCGGTTTTACAGTAAAAGATAATTATATTAATACTAATCAATTTTCAATAGAATTGTTAGATACTGTTTCTCACACTCCTAGAAATAATAATTTTTTATTTAGCTTAGGAGAACAAGTAATGATTAATGGTATGGCTTGTTGGCTTTTAACTTTAAAAGATATAACACCTTTAATGGTTAGAAAACCAAGTACAGCAAATATAGAATTGTAATAAAGTTTGTTTAAGAGATAAAATTTTTAAGAGATAATTAATAATAAGAACAAGAAACAAATAATAAATATGGCATTTGAAACGACTAATGAGTCCGTAGGTGAAGGTAGAACCCTGTATACAGGAATGACTAAAGTAAATATATTAACAGTTAATCCTACTAATGAAGAATTAGAAAATTTAGGATATAATGTTAAGAATAAAGATACTGATCCTGTATATTTTAATGAAAAAACAAATAGTAGATTAATTAAATTTTTATTTAATGCTACAACAAAAGATAAAAATGTTATAAAAGGGGATGTTTCCTTTTTTATAGGTAACAAAGGAGTAGCATCTAAATCTGGTAATGTACAATATGTTGATGCTAAAGGTAATTTTAAATGGTTTGCTTTAGATGATAGTGGTAATCCAATTACTGCCGGAGTTAAGTATTTTGATATCAATACTATGGATTTAGCATATTCTGGTGAAGAATTCTTAATTTCCTTTTTGAAAACTTTATTAGATATTAAGAAAGATAAAGAATGTAGATTAGATAATATAGCTTCTTTATATGAGAATGGTGATGTTACAGAAATTAAAAGTTTATTAAATACTTTTAATAATAAGAGAAATATTGGAGTTGCTCTTGGTGTTAAACAGTCTGCTGATGGAGAGAAGTTTTATCAGGTTGTTTATAATAAAGCTTTTGAAAGAGCTTGGTCTAAGAACTTTGATAGATTAATATTAACTCTGGATTCTGATATTAAAGAAGGTTATATTAAAGATTTTTATGGTTATTCTCCTTATGAATTAACTGTTTTTAATAAAGAACAATTAACTAATAAACCTAATATACCAGTATCTACTGTTGTTAGTGATTTACCATTTTAGTTAATATAATTTAAAAAGCTAATAAATTTTAGGATAGTTCAGTGACTTAGTAATAGGTTAGAGCTGGAAAAGAACTTGTAAAAATCCTGCCTAAATTTATTAGTTCTTTAAAAGTTAAATTATAATTATGCCAATTAGTGTTGAAAAGTATGATATTAAAGATATATTATTTCACTCAGAGATAGTTTTTAAAAGTATTATAGGAGATTTTAATTTTGGAATTAAAATAAAATCACCATTGAGAAAAGACAGTCACCCTTCATTTTCTTGTAAAAAATATCAGAACACTGTTCTTTTTAAGGATTTTGGTACTGGAGAACAAGGAAATGTAATAAAATTTGTTTCTCTTTATTATAATATAGATAAAACAACTGCTATAAGTAAATGTAATGATATTTTGAGTATAGGTAATTATAAACCATTAATAATCAATAATGACTATAAGACGACAATAAATAGTCAGGAGATATATGCTTCTAATTTATTTACTGTTGAGTATAGAGATTGGGATTTACAAGATTTAAAGTATTGGAGTAATATAAATATTACTGAAGATATTTTAGAGTTATATTCTGTAAAACCTGTTCAAACATTATTTTATAACGGGTATGTAAAATGGTTAAATGTAAAAAATTGTTCTATATACGAATACAACATTAATTATTTAAATAATAAAGAATGGTACAGGCCTACAGCCTTAAAAAGTTATAGACACATAGGTAATATAAGAAGTTATTGTATTAAAGGATTAGCTCAATTGGAAGATTCAGAGTTTAATGTAATAACTAAAAGTTATAAAGATGTAATGGTATTAAAATCATTAAACATTAATGCTGTCTGTGCAGCAAGTGAAAGTGTAACTTTTAAAGAAAAAGAAATTAAAAAAATTAAAAGTAAAGCTAATAAAACTTTTACTTTTTTTGATAATGACGAAGCTGGAATTAAAAGAAAGATAGAATATGAAGAAAAATATAATCTAAAAGGTATATTAATAGATAATATTTACAAAGTTAAAGATATTTCTGATTTTATATTAAAATATAAAAAAGAAAAAACTTTAGAATTTTTAAATAATGCAATAAATGATTGTGACAAAAAGAGTACCGGTTGAATACTATAACAAATTAGAAGAAATAGTATTGACCATTAAAAACCCTATAGAGCATGTAGAAACTGCTAAAGCTAGAAGGGCTAAGTATTTTAATACTGACAAGGATAAGAAAATTCCTTTAAAGTATTTAAATAAAAAACTGTATGTTATTAAAAATAATAAAATTTTTAATAAAAAGACGAAAAAAGAAGTTATAAGAAATAGTAGGTCTGTTGGAAAACCTAAATATTGGAAGGTAAATGGTAATGATTTATATAGTGCTACTTTACATCCTATGTTAAGAAAATCAATAGCTACTAAAGTACATGAATATCTTTATGGATATGCTAAAGAATTACCTGAATTATCTTCTAAATTAACTAAAGGAGTATATTTATCAGTTAAGTTTGTTATATTTGATACAATGCCAGAAGATCATTTTTGGGACTGTGATAATAAATGGCCCTGGACTAAATGGTTTAATGATACTTTAACAGAACATAAAAAATGGAAAGATGATGATATTAGATATGTAAGATTTTCTGGAGGAACAGAATATGTAGAAGTTGATGATAAAAAGAAAAAGAAATTTGAGTTTGTTATAACTAAGATAAAACTTAATAACAATATAAAAAAATCTTTTGATGAAAGAAGTAGTGATTGAAAAATATTTAACATTATTTAAAGATAAAAAAGCAGATTATAATTTAAGTGGTTATTTTATATATCCTTTTTTAAATATTATTAATTATTATCATAAATACTGTTATGATACTTATTTATTTTGTAATGATTTTAAAGTATCTATAGATGAAAGAATTATTTATGTACTCTTTAGATTTCCAATTGAAGATTGTGGAGATGGTTTAGTTACAAATATGCATTATATTCATTTAAAAGAGTATTTATTAAAAAATGAATATTATTATGTAGATTTTTCTTTAAAAGATATCTATAAAGATAATCTAGAAAAAGAAGGAATTTATGATGAATATGTTTGTTTTGTATTTAAGATTCCTGATAATTTTTCTATTGATTTTGATAGATTTTTAAAGGGAGAATATAGTAAATATTCTAATCAAGCAAAAGAAAGAATAACAGGTAATTATGATAAAGTTAACTCTTTAGATATTTGTCAAATTGTAAAAAAAGATCTAAAAAGAAGACATTGGTTAGAAGATATTTTAAACACTAGTTTACCAATTGATGCTGAATTAGCTCCAATTTATGAAACTGAAAAAGAAACATTATCAATTAAATCATTATTAAAAAATGTAAGTATATGATAGAAATAGAAGATTTAAATAAAAAAATATGTTTAATAGATGGAGATTATTTTCCGTTTGTTGTATTACATTGTAAAAAATTAGTAGATAATGACGGTAATCCTATGTTAGATGATGATGGTAATAATTTAAAAGAAACAAAGAGTCTTCAGGACTCTTTTAATGAAGTAGATCAGCTACTTTATAATATTTTATTCCATTGTCAATCTAATAAATTTATAATTGCTTTTAGTAAATCTTTAGACGGATTAACTTATAGACATAGTGTAGACTCTGAGTATAAAGCAAATAGAAAAGATAAAGTTTTACCTGAAGGGTATACAGAAGTTAAAAATTACATTATTGATAAATATAAAGCTGTTTACCGTATGGGGTATGAGGCTGATGATGTCTTAGTTACTTTAAAAAAGAACTTAAAAGATATATACGAGCCTATAATTTGTTCACATGATGGAGATTTATTATATTTAGAAGGTAGAAACTTTAACATTAAGAAATTTGAATTTATTGAAGTTAATCAAACACAAGCCCTTCATAAGTTTTGTAAAGATCTTTGTGTTGGCCAACCTGGAGATAATATAAAAGGTATTAAAGGTTTTGGTAAAGA